GCAATCGCAGCAAAGATGGCATTTAAGGCTACTTGGATGGCAAACGTAGATAAGTCTGATCGTGGGAAGAAGAACTTATACTACACAGCAGCAGAATCAATCAACAATTTGGTATCTGCATTGAAATACATAACACGCTGATATCTGCTATACTTATACTGAATAGAAACGAGTAACAAATGACAAAAAGTTTATTGCAACAAATTATGGTAAAGCAGGAAAAGGCACCAGTACACCCTATTGATGCAGAGGGTCTAACACAGACAATTCAAGCGGGGTATATTGCAAAGCGTGGGCCAAAGCACACACAAAAGAAAACCTTTGCTCCTTCTACTATTGCCTACGGTTTTGGTGAGTGTCCAAGATACTGGTACCTCGCTTTTGACGGACAAACGTTTGAAGATAATGCTGATGCATACGGCGCAGCAAATATGACTGCTGGAACACTCTCGCATGGAAGAATTCAAGCAGCCATGAGAGATTCTGGTATCTTAATTGAGGATGAGTTTAAGATTACACATGATGATCCACCAATTTTTGGCTATGGTGATGTTATGCTTGATTGGCAAGGAGAGCCTCTTCTTGGAGAAATTAAGACAATGATGAATGAGGGTTTTGAATACCGTAAGGCACATATGAAGCCAAAGACTGGTCACCTTGTCCAGTTATTAATTTATATGAAGATTCTGAAAAAAGCAAAGGCTGTGCTTATTTATGAAAACAAAAATAACCATGAACTTTTGATTTTGCCAGTAGAAGTAAATGATCATTACCGTCGGTGGGTAGACCAGGCGTTTGATTGGATGAGAACAGTTCGAAAGGCTTGGGTAGATAGAACTCTACCACAAAAGAACTATCGTTCTAATTCAAAAATTTGCAAAACATGTCCAATCCAAAAGGCATGTGCGTCAGCAGAAGTAGGGGATGTAAAAATTAAATCCTTGGAGTCATTGGATGAAAAACTGTAAATGGTGCGATAAGACATTTGTAACTGCAATTACTTATCAGATCTACTGCTCTTCTGAATGCAGAGAGGCAGCGACAAAAGAAAAGATTGCTGCCAGATATCAAGTCGCAAGAAGACAAAAAAGAAAAGGCAAGGAAAGAAACTGCAAGTCTTGTAGTGCTCCATTATCTATTTATAATGATGAGCAACTATGCTTTACTTGCAATGTAAATCCAAATGATGTTTTAAAAGCATTAAAAGAAATCAAGGGGAAAAGTAAGTGAAACTATCTAACATATCATCTCCAGCACCAGAGAGAGTCTGTGCGATAGATGCTAGCACCAATAGCCTTGCATATGCCACTTTTCATGGTGGCTACCTTAAAGAAGTTGGAAAGATTAACTTTGAGGGTAAAGATATTTATGCCAAGGTTATTGATGCTGGTAGAAAATCCAAGGGATTGTTTGAGCATATAGTAAATGTAGATGCTATTGTTATTGAGCATACTGTATTTATGAATAGCCCCAAGACTGCAGCAGATCTTGCTTTAGTTCAGGGTGCTTTATTAGGTGCTGCTGGTCAATCTGGAATTAATATTATTGGCAAGGTAGCACCAATTACTTGGCAGAATTTTATTGGTAATAAAAAGATATCTAAGGATGAGAAGTTATTTATAAAGTCTCAAAACCCTGGCAAATCTGACTCTTGGCTAAAAGGATATGAGAGGGAATTGCGTAAGCAACGAACCATAAACTTTATCAACATTCAATATGATAAGGCTATTACTGATAACGATGTTGCGGATGCTTGTGGGATTGGTCATTGGGCTATTAAAAACTGGGGTAAAGCAATAGGGGTTGACAAATAACGCTATGGCTGCTAAACTATATACAAGTGAGGCTTGGCTTCGTAAGAGATATCTTATGGACAAAAAGACTCCAGAGGCAATTGCAAAAGAGTGTGGGGCAAGCGTAGAGACTATCTATGTTTACCTCGCTAAATTCGGACTAAGGAAATCGAGAAGATGAGCGACAATTTACATATCACAGTAGACCAGGTTAATCACCCAGCGCACTACATTTCTGATCCATCTGGAGTTGAGTGTATTCAAATCACTCGTCATCGTAACTTTAATATTGGCAATGCTTTTAAGTATCTATGGAGAGCAGGACTCAAGGATGAGTCTAAGACTATTCAAGATCTAGAAAAGGCTATTTTCTATATCAAGGATGAGATTAATAGACTAGAGGGCAAGTATGTCAACTGAAGATGATCTTGTAAAGCATTTAGATCAACTCAATAACGTTGTTGAGGAGTATCTAAAAGGGAGCGATCCAACAAAGATTTCAAAAGAACTTGCCATTCCAAGAACACGTGTTGTTGCATACATTGATGAGTGGAAAACAAGTGCATCAAACAATGCTGCTATTCGTGCTAGAGCAAAAGATGCTCTCGCTGCTGCAGACGCACACTACAGCAAACTAATTTCTAAATCCTATGAAGTTATTGATGAAGCATCAATGACAAATAATCTTAGTGCAAAGACTGGGGCAATCAAACTTGTTATGGATATTGAGTCCAAGCGTATTGACATGCTACAAAAGGCTGGTTTGTTAGAAAACAAAGAACTTGCAGAAGAGATGATGGAGATTGAAAGAAGACAGGAAATTCTTGTTGGCATATTGAGAGATATTGCAACAGAATATCCACAGGTGCGTGATGAGATTATGCGTAGACTTTCTACAATTTCAAAAGATAATGAGGTAATCACAGTTGTCCACGATGTTCAATGAGTTCCTAGAGGTACTTAAAGATAACCCATTTGAAGAGATGCCAGTCGATGCACGTACATTTGTCGAAGGCGAAGACTTTTTGGGACAGCCAAAACTATCTGAGATCCAGTATGACATTATTGAAGCAATGAGTCAGATCTATCGTAAAGAAGAACTACAGGAAATTTTTGGAGAAGAAGAAGGAGCAAGATATTTTGATAAATACACAAAGAATGAAATCATTCTACAACTTGGCAAAGGTAGCGGTAAAGATTTCACCTCTACTGTGGCTTGCGCTTATATTGTATATAAGTTACTTTGTCTCAAGGATCCAGCAAGATACTTCGGAAAGCCCTCTGGAGATGCTATAGACCTTATTAACGTTGCTATTAACGCTCAACAGGCTAAGAACGTTTTCTTTAAGGGGTTTAAAACAAAGATTGAAAAGTCTCCTTGGTTTGCTGGTAAGTATAATCCAAAGGCAGACTCTATTGAATTTGACAAAGGAATTACAGTTTACTCTGGTCACTCAGAGCGTGAGTCTCATGAGGGACTTAATCTTCTTCTTGCAGTACTTGACGAGATCTCTGGTTTTGCAACTGAGATTGGAACTGGTAATGACCAAGGAAAGACTGCTGACAATATCTACAAAGCATTCCGTGCTTCTGTAGATTCTCGTTTCCCTGATCTAGGCAAGGTTGTTTTACTTTCGTTCCCTCGTTTTCAAGGGGACTTTATTTCTCAGCGGTATGATGATGTAGTAGTAGAAAAAGATATTATTGATAAGACCCACACATTTATAATTAATCCATTACTTCCTGAAGATCAAGCAGATAACCAATTAACAATTGAGTGGACTGAAGAACATATTAAGTCATACAAATATCCAGGAGTATTTGCATTAAAGAGACCAACATGGGATGTCAATCCTACAAGAAAGATTGATGATTTTAAGATTGCTTTTCTTACAGATCTTGGGGATGCAATGCAAAGATTTGCATGCGTTCCTACTTACGCATCTGATGCATTCTTTAAGCAGACTGACAAGGTTAGATCTTGTATGAGCCTAAGAAACCCTATTGATAACTTTAGAAGATTTGATGAATCATTTAAGCCAGACCCAGATAAAATTTATTATGTTCATGCTGACCTTGCACAAAAGCATGACAAGTGTGCAGTAGCAATTGCACATGTGGACAAGTGGGTAAATATCCAGGTAATCAATAATTATGAACAGGTAGCACCAATAGTTGTTGTAGATGCAGTAGCCTGGTGGGAACCAAAGGTAGAAGGTCCAGTTAATCTATCAGAGGTTAAACAGTGGATCCAAAATCTTCGTAGACTTGGTTTTAATATTGGTATTGTTTCATTTGACAGATGGCAGTCATTTGATATTCAGAATGAATTAAAGCAGGTAGGAATAAGAACTGATACTGTTTCTGTAGCCAAGAAGCACTATGAGGATATGGCTATGCTTGTTTATGAAGAAAGACTGGCTATGCCATCTATCGACCTGCTCTTTGAAGAGTTGACAGAGTTGAAGATTATGAAAAATGATAGAGTTGACCACCCCCGCAAGAAGTCAAAGGACTTGGCTGATGCGGTGTGTGGAGCGATCTTTGGGGCAATATCACACACACCTAAAGATTTGAACACTGAAGTTGAGATTCATACTTTTAGGGATAGACCTAAGAGCCAACTTGACACAGGAAATGACAACGTGATACAATATAAACCTATGCCAAATGATGTAAAAGAATATTTGGATAGGTTCAATCTACTATAACGAAAAGGAAATAAATTAAATGACTTCATTTAAGAAAATCGCTCTAGCCATGGTT